ATATCCATCTCTGTGACCTATTTTGTAACCAATAAAAAACATCCCGAAACATAAGCCTAGGATTATTAACTGTAGTATTGACATTTACTGCCCTTCTGCTGCGCCCTTCGCAGCTTCTTGACAGAAGTGTTGCATAAATATCAGACAGAACTGCGGTAGGTTAGATAACGAAACGGTAACGATTCTGTCTCATCGACTGCATCATCGATCGTCCGACGGATATCGTTATCTAGATCGTCCATACCTACGGCCATTGACTACGAAAGTGCCATCCTTTTCAAGGTTAATCAGGGTGACTTGTATGTCCTCAACTACGACAAATGCTTGCTGCCAGTTCATTGTGCCTTTGGTATAGCCAGCCTTGCGAACATCCATAAGATGCCCGCCCTCTACGCCACGCAGGATGCGCCCTATTTTGCCCCCAGATGCCTCTGTAAAAGCCGACTGACCTGCTCTATGTGTGTGTCCACAAATAACGCTTAAACCGTGTCTACGGGCTGCTCCAAGGGCTGTAAGACCCGCATTAGGGTTAATGCCTTGCTCATCCCCGTGGACTGCTACCCAGCCTTTAGCAAAGGCATAAGGCTTCTTATGGTAAGTGATTCCTAGTTCATCAAGTTTAAGGAACTTCTCAAAGCGCAGCTCTGGCAGCGCTAGAAATGCCGGTATTTTTTTAATAATCACATTGTAAAGTCGATCTGTGTGATTACTTCTGATCATATGGGCTTCTTTAGAATGCTCTACTAAAGACCATAGAACTTCTACTGCTTGATCTCGATCGTCTCCGAGTGTTTGCTCAAACCAACCTGGCATTCCTTCTGTCCATCGGCTGATTTGTGGGAGATCGATTTCATCTCCCAAAGTAATGACGCTATCGGGCTTGTATGCCTTAATAAAAGATGCAACATTTCTAACTGCTACTTCATCGTGATAGGGGACTTGTAAGTCTGGAACTATTACGGTGCGCTTCATTGTTAATCCTCATCGTCATCGTCATAGGGGATGCGGTCGGGAAGGTTAGGCAGCCAGTTAGGAGTTGGCAAGATTGTTGCTGGATAAGTTAAAGGCTCTAGCAGCAGACATAATGCAACATCGTCAGCAAAGCCAGCCTTCTTCAAGCTCTTCCAGTACTCGTTTAACCCAATGCAGTAAGTCTCTAGCATTGAGTAATCCTCAAGGTCTATAACTCGTTTGCGCGCCATAGGATTATTGTGACTTATCGCATAAGATTTCGTAGATTTTATCCACGCGTGTCTCTAAACGATTTACTGCATCCTTCATCGATGAGCCGCTATTCGGCTTCAATTCCGCTAAATAGTGTTTGACCATAAATTGCAGCATCGCAGTTACACCACCCAGAACCGTCACGATCGCTACTGCAAGTGCAGCATAATCCTGTGCGCTCATTTTTTAGGCGTGGCATACCCAAAGATACCGGCAACAATCGATCCTAAGATGGCGCGGTAGTCGAGTGCGAAATTAGAAGTTGTACCCCATACAGCTAAGAATGCGCCGATTGAGATTATTGCTGGGTGCTTCATATTCATTTACTTGCTCCTAGTAGTGGGATATTAAAAAACGAACCGTCCTGATCGCCTTTGCTAGTGAAAGATATATGGCAATGGTGATCGTGCTTGTTAATGCCCGTATAAGTTCTCCAACGCCATAGCGATTTAGAACTGGCAATCTTGCCTGCAAAGATGATGTACGAGATGCGCTTATCAGACTTTGCCAAGATACGAAGTTGATCAGCCACATCGGGCATGAGGTCGGGTTTGGCTTTGCCGGATAGATCGCGGTCAACATCGATGGCACGTACCCAACCTTGGCCATCTGGATTATGGTCAGACTTACGAGCTGAGTGCCGACTATCACCGATCCAGCCGTCTGAGGTACGGTCACGATCGCTAAAGTTGTCATCGAACTGCTCTCTTAGTTGGATTGCTGCTTTAGATAATTTAGGCTTCATCGCTCAAGTTCACAACCTTGGCAGTTCCATCGGTAATTATCGTTTAAAAACAATTCTTTATGCCCGCAGGTTGGGCGAGGTGCAATAAAAGCATCTGCTTCTGGATCATAGGTATAGCCAATGCCTGCATAGTTATATCTAATTTTGTTATTGTATGAAGTTCTTTTACATATTTGGCCTCTAAAATTACTGTACCAACTTTCAGTATCAAGTCCTTCAATAAGTTGAGTTTCATCAATACCAGTAATTACTTCAGTCACGATGAAGTTATGATCTAAAAACGCGTAATGTGCCATTATGCCCAGCTCACATTTCCTGTGCCTGCGGTGATTGTTGTTACTTTGAAGCCGCCACTAGCTGCGGGTGTGCTACCTGTTAATCCTGCTCCGATAGTAATTGTGTAAGCATCAGGATATTTTAAAATAACTACTCCCGATCCGCCGTTACCACCAATTCCTCCATTTGCCGCGCCGCCGCCGCCCGCGCCAAGATTTGCTGTGCCACTCGTGCCATTAGAACTAACAGCGCCACTAGCAGATTGACCGCCTCCAGCAGTTGCAGTTCCAGGATTTGTTCCGCCCCAACCCCCGCCGCCTCCTGCATAAGCAACAGATGAACCAGAAATTGATGTCGTTACTCCCGAACCACCAGCGCCTCCCGTCGCTCCCGAACCATTATTTCCAACTGATCCAGCGCCCCCGCCGCCTCCTGAGGCACCTGTTGGAAAAGCATTGTTATTTGCATTACCGCCAGCATATCCTTGATTAGCCGTTCCAGCCCCACCTGTGCCTGGTGGAGTTCCATTAGCGTTTGCGCCCCCGCCGCCACTTCCACCGCTATTGCCGTTTCTAGTGTTGTGAGCACCAAAACCACCAGCAGTTGAAGTTATTGTGGAAAATACCGAGTTATTGCCATTAGCACCGTCATTGTTGTTGTTACCCCCTGCGCCGCCTGCACCAACTGTAACTGTGTAGTTAGTGCTTGTACTTAAAGATAATGCAGACTCTAGTGAACCACCACCGCCTGTTGCAGTTACTGTGCAACGAAGTCCGCCAGCGCCAGATCCCGCCCCAACGACGCCGCCCGCGCCGCCCGCGCCCGCTAATACTAAATAATCAACTGTAAGCGCTGGAGTTGGTCGTACCATTATGCCAGCAATTATGTTACCGATCATTAGGCTATTGCACCCACAACGTACCAAGTGTCAGTTGCAGTCTTGATGCAAGCTGCTGATCTGTATTGTGCCAAAGTAGGCTGTGCCGCTGTTGCACCGGCGGAAAGAACTGTTGTTGTGCCTGAGGTAACTGCTGAGATAGTGCAAAGTCCAGCGCCTATATTTAGGACTGTGATTACTGTGCCGATCGGATGGGCTACAGAAGCGTTAGTAGGTATCTTGATCGCATTGGCTGAGGCATTGCTCTGCGTGATCAAAGTCTGATAGGAGTCCGCAAGGACTGTTGTGTAGGTTGTGCCTGTCTGGGCGTTAAGCGTAAACGCTACTAGCCCGTTATACATAGCCGCGCTTAGGACATCGCCTGTAGCTGCTGGAAAGCCTGTTGCCATTTATATCTCCTAGTACGCCATTATGTTAGTGCCGATTATACCTGATACAGCCGAGCCTATGATGAAGCCCTCGACTATTGGTTCAAGTGTTGTCACAGTTACCTTCATAGAATTAGGCGTTATATTCCAGTCAAGTCCTTGTGCTTGTAGTGTCTTAACGATTGTAGAGCCATCTGGCTGCACATTAGTAATTTTTAGATTTGAAAAATAATCCAAATTCAGCATTGTGGCGGTTGGTACTGCTGGGTCTAGTAAATCGACCGTCATTGCGTCGATGCGGATCGTAGTCTCAGCTCTAGTGGCCACATAGATTTGAGCAATGTTCAAAGCATCAGCATTGGTTTGAGCTACTAGGTTGGACTCATTGAGTTGATGCGAGAAGTACTTGGCGATCGAGGTCGCGTTCTCTGAGACTTGCTGAGTGCCGCCAACAATGGTCATTCCAGCGCTGTTAATGATCAACTTATCATCAAAGGCAAAGATTAGGTTTGTGTAAGGGATTCCACCGCTTTGATTGAACTCAATTGGAGTATCGCCATATTTCTTGATCACATTTGTGCGGCTAAGGAAGTTTGCTGTGCCTTCTGAATCAATATAAAACGCGCCTTGTTCTGAAAACTCTGCGTTTTTTAGCGCATCAAGGGCTGTCCGAGAAGTCGCTGGGTCAGCTTGGCAAGTCGTGTTGCCGGTATCGATTGATCGCATTGAAGTAGGCCAAGACACTTGATCAAGTATCTTGCCAATGCGAGTGCCTGTATCTTGCCCTGCTGTGGCACTTGCCACCGTTGTGACAGTTGCCTGTTGCATAAGTCTGAAAGCATCTGTGCAGATTATGTCAACGTATCCTGTTTCCTGATTTTGAGGATAGGTGTATTTATACTCGATGGTATAGCCAGAGAATAGGAAGTAGCCGACTCCGCCAACTGTTGCAGATACACGCAACTTGCGTAGCGGGGTCAGGAAGCCATAGTAAGGGCTAGAAGTGTTTTGTGGGTTAAAGTAACTGAGAGGATCTAAAACTCGGATTGTAGCTGTGCCAGCCTCGTATGTGTCGCGCATAATGTTGCGACCTCGACGAATGCTGATTGAATAAACATCTGGAGTCAGATCGACTGTTGGCTCTGGAGTGGTAGTAGCAGCTAGTGTGCCAGTACCCAATACGCCATATTTAGCATCGCCGATAGTGAACGGGTAGCCAAACGTGGCTCCGCTAGTAAAGTCGAAAGATACGGATATCTGGGCAGGTAGGCTCATAGTGTGGCAAATGTGCCAGTTCTACGATTGACCGAGATACGATCGCCTGAAAGTGAGTTATTGGTTTGAACTCTAGAAATCGCGTTAGTCATTTCTTGACCATCGAGCATAACCACAACTGATACAGGCGCTCCAGCGGTTGTGCCAGGCGAGAATGCTGTTTTACCAGGATTGGCAGGAATAAAGTCGCTCATATCGCCTAGCCCGATATTGCCAAAGTTTGAAGTAATACCACCGCCGCCGCCAGCGCCGCCAGTTCCACTCATTGCAATTCTTTTAACTTGAGCCTCAATAGCATCAAGATAAGTAGCCCAACCCTTAAAAGGATTGTCGGCATCTGGCAAGTCTTTTAGATATGCAATAAGTCCTGCGCTGAGTCCTTGAGCCTTACCAAGTTCTCCAGCGAGTTTAGAAGCCTCGGTTGTGTTGCCGGTAATAAGGGCAAGTTGCAATTCTAAACGCTTGCGCTCATCCTCGCTGATCTTGCCTTTAAGAGCTGCAACTATAGCAGTCTGTTCTGCATCAAATAAAGTGCCAGCCTTTTGTAGCGCTGTCTGTTCTTTAATGGCTTTAGTGTTCTTTGCTAGCAGGGCTGACTGTTCTTTACTGCGCTTTAGTGCAGCCTTCTCTACTGCTGCCTTATTAAGTTCCGCTTGAATTGCTGGAGTGATAGTTGCTTTTGAGGCAGGTTTAGCAAATATGCCTGGAAGGCGAGTAAATTGCAAGTTAAGTACTGTATCTAATACTTTAAATGCTGTTGCAGTTCCTCTAGCAAATGAAGCCATAGCGTTAGACGCTGCATTTATCTTGCCAATTACATTGTCAAATCCAGCAGTACCGCCACCGCCTAAGATACTTAAAGAATCAATTAAGCCTTTACCAATAGTTTCGTTTGCGTTTGCAACTGCCACATTTAATTTATCAAAAGACCCAGCGTAAGTATTTACAGCATTTTCAGCTTGACCAGCAAATAGATCATTAATGCGTGTTTGGACTTCTTCAAAAGACATTGCTTTGAGTTGTGCTTGTGTTAATCCAATTCCATATTTAGCAAGGGCTCGAGTCTGTCCAACATAGGCTTTGCTTAGATCGCCCGAAACGGTGAGAACATCGACGCCGCTTGCAGCAGACAGATTTAGGGCTGTGCGGAGTAATTGTTGGCTCTTAGCAACATCGCCAGTTGTGGTTAATAATCTTTGAAAAGCTGGTCGCAGCTGGTCATCGAGGACACCAAATTGCTTTTCCAGATCAGCAATAAAAGTCTTAACTGCTGGATCAGCAAAGGACAAACCAAGATTATCTAATGATCGGCTAAGAACTCTAGCTGCTTTGTCATCTGCGGCAAAGGCTTTGGCAGCATTGAATCCTGCCCGCGCCAATTTTTGCGCTGTAAATAAACCTAAAAAGGATTTGGCAAGAGTGTTAACTTGCTTATTTAATCCAAGGGTTGATTTAGTAGCATCGGCGAAGGCTTTCTTGCCAGAAAATACCGAGGCAATATCTATCTTTAGATCAGCCATTATTTGCCATCCGTTCTGGATCTGAACTTGTTTGCTGAGTTTTCAATTGCTTTGACAACTGCGGCAGTCACTTTTCCTTGATCTTCTGCAAAGGCTCTAAATATAACGCGACCAGTCATTTTGCGTGTTGCCCTGCCAGCTTGTCCTTGTTGACGAGGGCGAGCATTGACTAACTGTCCAAGAGCATTTGCTCTAGCAATAAACTGCTTGCCAGCGTTAGGGTTGAGCGACTTGTTAACCTTGTTTGATGTATCAATGTAATCGCTAAATACTCCGCGAGTAGATGCCTGAGATGGTTGTCCTTGAGGGTTTTTGCGGCCTGCTGTCTCGTAAATTGCTCCACCAGCAGAACTGTTAATGATGCGAGCAAGCGATACGAAACCACGTTTATTTGGCTTAGACGGGCTAGTCGAATATTTAACTCCACGCTTGGCTTCTGTCTGATCGTACTTAGGAAAATGACGATAATTAGTTGTCTCTGTTGAAGAACTAGCTTTAGTCCAACCCGATAATTGAGATCCTGAAGCTGGCATAAAACCACGAGCCTTATTGGTAATTGGCTTTAAAACAGCAGTCATTTCTTTTGTTTGTGCTTTGGCTAGATCAGGTTCAAACTTGCGAAGTGCTTTGCGAAGTTTGTCAGCGCCTTTTAACTCGACTGGCATCGCTCTGCTCCTTCGCTTTGTCTTTCAGGGCTTGGATTAAAGTCCTGAACATTGTGTGATCTAGTTCAATTAAAGTTTGGGGCGAGAGTCCTGTCTCAAGCGATAGTCTCGCTACGAGATAGGTGAAGGACTCCCGCGTTACTCCAAAGGGTCATCGTCTAGAACCTCGACTC